GGGGCGCCTAAAAAGGCTGCAAAAGAACTAGAGATTCAATCAGGTTAATAGTCTAAAATTTATATGCCCCTTAGACTAACCTCACGGCCTGGCGATATTAAGTAGTTCCACGGTACGTAACCACCTCTCAATACGTAGCTGCTCAAAAACAGGAATACCAAAACTACAGAAGAAATCCACACGTGACTCCATGGTTATCGGAAGATCCAATTGCTTCTCCCCACCACGTCTAGCCATATACTCATCATACAGTGCCTGAGAATATTCACCATCAACGGATTTGAACATCCTCTCAGCAAACACAGATATGATAGGCACTCCACTATTACAGTGCATCTCTCCCATAGCAACAGCTCCCTGCAACTTACGGTAACCCGATTTGTTAGGATACTCTTTCGTTGTATAACAACATCGTGCCACCACCCTACCAGGGTTTCGGACCATCCTCCACAGTCCACCAACACGCATTGGTCGACACTGGCAAAAATCTATCTCACTAATGTCATATTTAACTATTACTTTAATAGACATACCCAACCACTCAAAGAATTCAAAATTGCATTTCAAAAATTCCTTGCGTTCCATAAACAGGACACCATCGTCCCCATTTATCTTAGGATTGCCCAATGCCCTATGATATTCCAAAAAGGCACGTTGAAAAGAATAGTTCATGACATTACCAACCAAAGATGTCCAATAATCACCGGACAACAGTGTTGCCACCATCTCATACAGAATCTGATTTACGGTCCATCCACGGCTCTTACGAACTGAATCAACCATATCGCGAAAGCTCCGGTCATGTCGATAACAGTCTTTAGCATATTTAAGAAACATCCTAAACATGTGATCACGAATACTGCTATCGAACTTAGAGAAGTCTAGTTCTACGGCCACTGGATCAGCCAAAGAAAACCAAGCTTTTGCCAAATTACTACCCACCTGAAAGGAATTCAACCCTTTGGTAAATACTCGGTTTATCGGCTTCACATACTTTCCTTTGACCTTATACAATATATACTTCTCTAAAGGCTTCATGTACCTAGCTAACTCATAACAGAACTCATCGCTCCTATGTTGAATCAGGCGCGGTGCCTTATCCTCCAAAGGATCAAACACATCATCCTCATAAGCTTCCCATTTGAGAAACCCATGGTGACGATTCCATAATCGATGTGGTCCATTTGAGTTCAGATTCTCATACGCCTTACGCATTCTCGTCCTACGATTGGGGGATGCTTCACGAATACATTCCTCCTGAGTCATAGGAACTAACTGCTTAACTGGATAGTCATTCCGAAACAACTGAAACGCATAATCACATAAAATGATCATACGCTGATTGAGATTCGGTTGAGGTTTGTTGTGTCGTTCGCAAATTGAGACCAACTCATTAACTTGACACCCATAATAACCGGCACACGGCGCTGCACCCATTATCCCAGGCATCAAGCAAAGCTGGCGCATTCTATGTTTATGATTACAAGGCTCATCGCCTATATACTTAATCATAGCATGAGACCCAACTTCATTCTTCGGTCTCCTCGCGCAACACACAACACGTGGTTCACGTACCAACAAACGTCACTTCGGCTCTGGCATCACCGATACGGCAGATTTCAACCACCTATTATCAGCAAATTTCCTAAAGCCCAAGCAGCGCACAAATCGATTAAATTTTGTGCGCCGTGGTACATAAGCACCACCTTGCATCACGTTCAGTGCTGCCACTAAAACTGGCTCTTTATAATGGGCCTTGAGCCATGAATGATATGCATCATCTATCGGCCCATTACTAAGTGCAACTCTTATGGCTCGAGCAATTTGGATCTCACTCTCTTGCTGAGTGAGTCCGGGACGCTCTGAACGCAACCACGCCATAGCCTTTCGTTTAAGAGTGAAAGGTAAGCTAGTGTCCCGAGGCAACAAGGCTGATTCAATACGTATCCGATACACCAATTCATTATCAATGTCATCGAAATCGCCCTCAACCTTAGTGGTAAGACGTCGTTGTAATTCATCTTCCACATATGTCATTGCGGGTCGCCTCTTGGCCCGCCCCAACACGCGCAAGCCTAATCGCTTGCGCTCAATACGCTGCCTAATGGCTTCTCGCTCTTCACTGAGAACACGTTGTTTAACCACGGCAGCACTTCCAACATCGGAAGCCCGAACGCATACTGTGACACTCTCAATAGATGTTGTTGAATCGTGTACAATATCGCCACTTGTATCCTGTGGCTCAGATGATATTCCTCCCTCGATATCCGAAGATAAAATCGAAGAAGGTCCTGTAGATCCTGAGTCATCTTCAGGCCACTCGAATTGGTCAACTGCAACACCCGCTCTGAGTAATCCTCTAAGAATAGCTGTTGCACCAGACCGTATTCGAGTGCGTCTAATTGTGCCACTGACAAGTGACGGAGGCTGAGTTGGTTGAGTGTTAATTTGCGGCACGACACCGACCACGTCGGCATTGACATCCGCAGCTGGCAAGGGCATGCATGCTGGTATATGCTCGCCAATAGCATCACTAATGGACATGCAGCGAGTGCAGTATAATACGCCCTCACTATAGCATGACAAACACTTGCACCCGCACATTTTGCACATGGCATCCATGCTAAAGGTGCAATCGCATCGAACAGCTTCTCTGTCGATGTATCCACATTGATACTCAGTCGCCCTTTTGGCCAAGTAATATACGCACCGGTCACAGACACATAATGTGCATAAATCACACGCACATGGATGCGTGTGAGGTCCGATACGTACACGAGACACGACAATGCCTCTTCGTTTAACAAACTCACGCGTTCTTCTACAACCTTGAACACTTGTAGAGTACGTGCTTCCGGTCTGAGAGATCCCACTACTCCTCCTAGCTGATAGTTTAAAGCCACATTGAGACTATCATCTAAGTTCACAACCATCGGCAATCGGCCATGGTTTTCCATAGTAACTGGGGTTTGGTTACCCTGCACCGCCTGGGGCCGCTGCCTTCGACGATTACCCGCCCTACGGGACACAACGGGATTTTGAGATCCAAATTTGCCGCTACTCGCAGCCTCATGTCTTTCCATAATGTCAACAAAATAGCTCTATA